TCATTAACATTAGTTCCAACAAAATTATACCATTTTAAATTTAAAATGGTATAATTTTGCCTTTTCATTTCCTCAAATGATTTAAGAATATCTTTACCAACAATACATTCATCTAAATCGCACACAACAACATAATCAGCATCAGAACCTTTCCATTTTGTGTTTTTAATTTTTTTATTTTCCTCATTTTGTTTGCAATTTTTATCACCAAATGATTCTACTGTTATCCAATCATATTGTTTTAGGTATTCAACAGAACCATCGTCAGAACCATTATCAAAAACATAAACATGTCTTGCAAACTCTTTCCAATAATCAACAACAAAAGGTAAGATACTCATTTCGTTCCAACACAATGTATATACATCGACTGCAATATTTTTTTCCACTTTTACTTTTTACCCTCGTTTAAAATGTTCTTCATTTTTTCAATTTTTTCACTCATAACACTTTTCGATGACTTTGTTACGTCTGATTCGATATATGTTTCAAGTTCAGATTTATCAAGACCTATATATGCAAGTGGAGTTGATGGTTCGCTAACAACATCCCAACATATAAGTTCAAAATCATTTCCAACAACAGCAACACCCATTCTATTTTCAACACTTCCAACGCCACGTGATGATACGCCAATCTTATAACCATTGAGTAAAAGGTTTGCTATTGTGTCACCATAAGAACTGCAAATTCCATTTCTTCTGAAACCCTCAGTAATATTAAGTTCCATTTGACCAACAACAGTATTTCCTTCCCAATGAAGTTCTATTATATTATGGCTGATTCTTCCAAGGTCAATTGTTGAATCACTAGGGTGATTGCAATTATGCGTCCAGTGTTCTTTCCCACCGCATCTTACATACCATGTATGATTATCAGCAACCTCAACACACATAACTTTTCCTTTATATTCTTCTGTACCATATGTAATGCCCTTAACAGAAATATCTTTATCGAGGGTAGGAATCTTTAACTTATCTTGCCAATTAACAGAATGATTTGAAAGTTTCTCTGCTGTAACAGAATACATGTATTTTCCGTTCTTATACATTGGGAACATGTGATTTGGTGTAACAACATCATTTATGCCACGTCCTTGCATGGTAATAAGTTCCCCATCAAAATCAAGTTCAATTACCTTTTCAATCTTCTTGATTTCAATTACCTTCTTTTCAAGATTGTATGATAAAACTTTCATGTTTTTCTTAACATCAGAAAGTTCTTTCCAACCCTCTACTGTAAGTATTTCTGCATTTGGTTTATAACATTCACCAAGAGCCATATGTTCCTTTATTTTCTTTTGGTATTCTTCAACTTGTTTTTCAAGTATGTCTCTTGGATATACACGACCATTTGCGTTTTTAATTCCAGCCTTTTGGAATACAGCATGTACAATGAATGGATAAGGAACGTGCCATTCATTACCGCCATACGATTCTTTAAGGTATTTATTTTTTTCAGTATCAAGACTTATATAACCATCATTCTCGATAAGAAGTCCAGTACCAAATTTACCCTTTTTTATCTCTTTAAGTTCTGATTTTTCCATTTTTTGCGCAAAATTTACTAACTATAAATAGTAGTCTCTTCAAAGTTTCTATTTCTATTAACTATAAATGATTTTTCCTTTAAATCAAATAAAAACTCGATAACGATTTCTTTAAATATCTCATTAAGTTTGTTTGATAATGAATTAAACTCAATTAAATCATTTTTTGAATTCTGTTTTAAAAAAATTTCAAATGTGATACAATTTTTTTTATTTTGCCTTAATGTTGCAAACTTAATATCAAAATCACAAACAATATTATTATCAAAAGTATCTGAATCGTTTACTTTTTTTCTAAGTAATTTTTTAAATCTGTTGACAATGTTTAAAACATCTCTTTTATAATCCCCTTCATATTTTGGTACTACCCATGTGTTCCCAACAACGTATACGACATTTGGATTTATTCTATTTACAGTACCGTATCTAAGTTCTATTTTATCGTTTAAGAAAAGTTCTTTTTCCCTATTAAATTTTTTCACTTTTTTATAAAAACTTTTATATTAAATTATAGAAAAAAAAGTAAAAAAAGCAAATAGTATTTATATCTAGAAAAATATAAATAACGATGACAAGAGAAGAAATATTAAAAAAAGCAAAATTTATACAATTTCCGCTTAATTATACTACATATTTTGAATGTGGTAACGCAGAAAAAGAAATAAATAAATTACCATTACCAAATAAAGGTATGATGTATGATACATGGAGTTTAAATAATAATCATTTTACACCAGAATATCATAGAAAGTATGTAATTCCATTGTTAGTAAAATTATTTGATATTAACTTTAATGAAAATGATTTTGTTATTGACAAAAAAGAATATGAAAATTTCGACATATCAATACTAAAACCAAAAGAAAATTTTATTTTCGATGTAATAGGATATACTTCAAACAAACACAACGAAAATGTAGATTGGTCATTTTTAACGACAAGAATAAATAGACCTTCAGATATTACAGAGTATCACTCTCTTTATGTTTATTCACATGAGTGCTCAAGGATTATTAACAAAACAATTGATTCTAATAGAAAACTTTTTATAAGTGGGGATTCGCAATTAATTCCTCATATTGCATTTTTGGCGTGTTTTTTCAAAGAGGTTTGGTTTTTTGACAATAGGAAAAAATTAAATTTAGCAAATAAATGGAAAAATGTTAATTTTACTGACGTATTAATAGAATTAAATAATAAAAAAATAGAGCATTATACAGTTTTAAATTTAAAATAATAGTAATTATATAATATTTGACCCAAATAAACGAAAACACAGTAAGAAATGACTTAGTTCTTATATTTGTACATATTTATAGTACAAAATATGTATATTTTATGAATAAGAAATTAATTAGGCTTACGGAAAGCAATTTAAATAAGATTATAAATGAAACTACATGGAGAATTTTAAACGAAGTATATCATGGCAAATTATATCATTATACAACATTACCATTACTTTATTGCATTTTAACTCAAAATAATCTAATTGGTCATACAGATGAATTTTGGGATTATCGTAAAGGAACATATAACCCACAAAACGGAAAACGATATAATTGTATTTGTTTTACGAGGGATAAAGCATATAACATAAGAAGTGGCTATGGTGTAAATTGTCGATTAACTTTTGATGCTGATAAATTAATGCAGCTACGCCATGCAAAATTATATCCAGTTAATTGGTCAAAACAAACAAAAGTTGGTAATAATAATGAAGCAGAAGAACGATTATGGGGTGTTAATGTAACCCCATTGAATGAATACGTTGAATGCATTGATATTATAATTTCTAATTTGAGTGCATACAGTGACGGTTCTAATGATTTAGATGACGAATTATATGAAATGTATTATGATTCATATTTTGATGAACACCCAAACTCAAATGATACTGAGTTTTATGCGTTTTTGGGAGAGAAATTGATTAATAAAATTATGGCGTTACCAAAATTTAAAGGTAAGATTAATTTAGTTTATCAATAATTACAACTTTTCATTTATTTGAGACCAAATACTATATAATTACCAAAATAATAATAAAAAACGGAGAATATTTTTTATTCTCCGTTTTCTTTTTTCCATTCTTCTATTCTTTTCATACAACCATCAAAGTATTCATTATTACTTTCAAATCCAATGTATTTTCTTCCGTTCTTCATTGCAGCAATTGCCATTGTGCCACTCCCAATGAATGGGTCAAGAATAATTGCATCGTCTTTTGAATTAACCTTTATGAATTTCTCATAAATGCTTATTGGTTTTTGTGTTGGATGTATTTTTTTCTTTCCTTGAACTATTTTGCTGTGGTCAACCCTATTATATAATTCACTTTCATCTAGTCTATTCAACGCACAACCAAGTTGGTAGATTCTAACGATAAATTCAATGTTTTGCGAAAATCTATTCTTATTGATAATTGACAATGGCTTTTCCCAAGCAAGAATTGCTGATTTATACTTATGGTCTTGCGCCCACTTCTGATAATACATAATTTGAGCCTCAGAACAGAAAATATATGCATTCATTTTCTTCATTATTCTTGGAAGCATTGATAAAAATTCATCAATTTCCTTTTCCCCAAAACCATTCAAGTCTTTAAGCATTTTTCCTTCAGAAAGATAAAGTTCTGACCTTGCAAACTTGCTCGTTGTCCCTTCATAATCCTTTGTTATTATTTGTTTGTTAAAAAGATAAGGAGGGTCTGTAACCACAAGGTCTATTGAATTATCATCTATCATTTCAATACCCTCCTTATATGATATGTTCAATATTGTGTTTGGTTCAATCATTTAATTTTTCCCTTATTTTTTTTTTTCAGCTAGAAAACCATCAATTGACGATATTATCTTATCAAATTCTTCATTAATCATAAGTGACTTATCATATACATCAGTTCTTATAAACGATGTTTCGTCTTTTTTTCTAATTTCATTAAGCAGCGGTTTCATTTTCCTTGAAATAAGATTTTCCATTGGCGGTTGTTCGTTTGATGGTGGCTGTTCACCTCCACCTTCTTCACCACCCATTGGTACTTCACCTTCGTTTCCACTTATTTCGCCATTTTCATCAGCACCCATTTCTCCAAGTTCATCTATATCACCGCCAAAGCCGCCATCATCCATTGGTGGGAGACCACCGCCTCCTCCACCACCCATCATGCCGCCCATTTCATCTTGATTTCCTTGTTGCTGGTCATCTTGATATTTGGCACCAGGTTCTCCGTATATTCTATCAACATTGTCAAATATACCAGTCTTTTTAATGATTTGCGATGTTTTTTCAAGTTCAGTTGCAAGAGCCTTTTCAAGCCTAATCTCCTCAAAGTTTTCTTGAATTTCTTTATCAGACCATTTCATTATTTCTTTAAGCGCCCTACTAAGCGACATGACAGAAATGCCATTTCCTGGGTCTGATACTGCATCCCTTATAATTCCAACCTTCTTTTGAATGTTCTCAATTTCAAGTTGCTCTGATTGTGTTGATGGATTTGTCATTGACAACGTAAAATTGGTAAGGTCATCAGTAAAACCAAGTAAATAAAGGTGTATACTTGCAATTTTTGTCATTTCCATAAGAAACGCTTGTTGGAATCTGTTTACTGTTCTTACAAATCTTATATCCATAAGAGCAAGGTTCTTTCCATCTCCAGTTGTTTCTTCAAAATTTAAAAATGATTTAGGTATTCTTAGCGCAGTAAGAAGTTTGTTCTGCACAAATTTAATATCGTCTATCGCAGTTAAGTTTTGTGCTGCTGGTAGTGTTTCAATTGGACTTGCTTGTGAAGCATCTCTAACAGGAATAAACAAATCTTGAGATATATCAAGAAGATTTTTTCTTAAGTCAATTTGTCCAGTCATTGGGTCAATAACTGGTGTCCTCTTAAAATTATTCGCAATATCTTCAACATATGCTTCAACATCAGCATCATCAATTGCGCCAACAAATATTTTATACACTCTTCGTTCTACTGAACGCTCAAGACGATATATAAGCATCATGTCTTCCATTAAAGAAAGCATACGAAAATGCCTACGTCCTGCATTAAGCGCACTAACGCCATATGGAAGATACATTTGGTTTGTAATAAGCCTAAAGTGTGCTATTTGCCAATCCCTAAATGGGTATCTATTGTTTGTTTCATTTGTCCAAACAAACTTTGTTGTCAAATCTTTGTCATTTACATTGTTTCTTGCTATATCAATGCCAATTCCAGCACCACCATATGGATTTGCTATACCATTTTCAAGCCTTTCAACCTCATAAACTGGAAGTTGTCTCCATCCAATAACGCCTAATTTACTATCTACATTAAGAAGCATAAATTGATTTCCGTACTTGCACATAGCACGAATAACCATTGGTGCAATAACTTGTATATCAAGTCTATTTATAAACAAATCTTCAAGAATATTCTTTACTCTATCTGATTTTGAATGAACAGTAATAATTTGACCATGTGTATTTGGAACACAAGACTCCTCCGCCATTGTGTCAAGTGCAGCGCCTATTTCTGGAAACGCATCCATTAGGTCTGCATCCCTATACATTAACTTTATATTATTAAGTCCATTGAACGCTTGTACTGTTAAGTCAACATTAGCCTTTACCCACCTATCCTTAAGATAAGTGTTTTGCTGCATTTCAAGTTTTGTTTTCTCATAATCTTCTTTACTAGATGCCTTATAGATTACATGTGATTTTCTGTCACTAATATCCGACATATTGTACGTATTATTGTGGCTTGTTTGTGCTTTATCCCATGTACCATTTATTGTTCTATCAAGATTCTGGAAAACAGTTAATAGTTTATTTGCCATTTTTACTAAACCTAAAATATTCTTTTATATTATGGATTAAAAATGTTTAAAAAACAATATTTTTTTAAAATTCAAAATAACCCATTTATGTATAAATAATATGATTAACGATATTTATCATTAAAAGTCCTTTTTTAGTTTAATGCAACAACTATTTAATATAAAAAGCGGTAGCGTATTACCAATCCTTAGAATGGAAATAATAAAGGATGGACGCTCCGACATATCAAAGTTCTTTGAAGCAATACAAAACGCTGACATAACTTTTACAATGACAAATACAGTTTCAAACATTGTAAAAGTTGCAAATGCACCATGCTATGTCAAGGAAAGAGAAATAGATGGATGTGTTGAGGAATATGTCATTTGTTATGATTGGAAAAAAAGGGACACAAAGGAAAGTGGTGTATATGAAGGTGTTTTCACTATTAAATTTG